CCATCTAAATGCGATAACGGCTGAGCAAGACCCTAAATACTTTGATAAGTTATCGGACGAAGATGTAAAGAGTTGGAGTAACTTTATGATTAATCGTTTCCTTTCAATGAAGGTTGAATGGATTGAATTGATTGCAGAGTTACTCCCACTTTCTCAAACACTTTCTCCTCGTGAACTTTACCGATTGTATATCGGCGTAATTCCCAAAGGAAGGCACTATACAAAATATATCAAAGGAAGAGGTGAGGATAAGTATGAGCAATTCCTTTTGGACTTGCTTAAGAAAGATTACCTTTGTTCAGAAAAAGAAGCAAAAGAATATGCGGAAATACTTTATGCAACTCACGAAGGTAGGCAAGCAGTAAAGGAATTATGTGAACGATACGGAACGCCAAAGAAAGAAATCACAAAATTGAAATTAAAATTATAATGGGAAGAGTTTCATTCTCGCAGTACTCAATGTGGAGCACTTGTCCGTATCAGTATAAGTTAGCATATATAGATGACTTATCAGAATCATCATCTAGCATTCATACGATATTCGGGTCAGCAGTTCACGAAACATTACAGCAGTATTTAGACATATGCCTTCGTGTTTCTAAATCACAGGCGGACAAGATTTTCTCACCAAAAGATGTTCTGAAACATAAGATGCGTGAGATATATCTAAAGGAATCCGATGGCGGCAAAAATCAAGTCTGCACGAAGGAGGAATTGATTGAGTTTTTGGAAGATGGTAATTTAATTGTTGACTATTTTCAGAAATCAAAAAACTTCAATAAGTTTTTCACACTCAAAGAAGATGAACTTATTGCTATAGAGCAACCACTTAATGTAAAGGTAGCCGATAATATAAACTTTACTGGCTTCATTGACCTTGTTGTTAGAAACAATTATTACAATCGTTATCGGATTATAGATTTCAAAACCTCAACGAAAGGGTGGTCTGATTATCAAAAGAAAGATCCGGTAAAGAATGCACAAATACTTTTATATAAGAAATTCTACGCAGAGTTTCTCAATATATCAGAGGACCAGATAGATGTTGAGTTTATTATTCTGAAGAGAAAGATAAATGAAAATGTGGAGTATCCACCACCTCGTATTTCAAAGCATGTTCCGGCAAATGGTAAACCATCAATCAACAAAGCATGGGCCGGATTTCAATCTTTTATAAACGAAGTATTTGATAAAGAAGGTAAGTATAGAACTGATATTGAGTACCGAAAAAATCCATCAAAACTTTGTGAATGGTGCGAATTTTACGGAAAACATTGTGAGGGAAAATAATTTGTAGTATATTTATAATTATAGATTAAAAAAGAGTTATGACAAAGAAAAAAATATTGTTATTATCAGACGACATGAGAATGCATAGCGGAGTCGCTACAATATCTCGTGAATTAGTATTAGGCACTGCTCACAAATATGATTGGGTACAGGTTGGAGCAGCCATAAATCATCCAGACTATGGTAAAATATTTGATTTATCGGAAGAAGTAAATAAAGCAGTAGGTATAACAGACTCTAATGTTAAGATATATCCATATAATGGATACGGAGATGCCGATTTAATAAGGCAACTTCTTATGGTAGAGAGGCCCGATGCAATTCTTCATTTTACTGACCCTCGTTATTGGATTTGGTTATATGATATGGAGCATGAACTTCGTCAATCTGTTCCTCTATTATTTTACCACATTTGGGATGACCTTCCGGATCCTAAATATAATCGTGATTTTTACGAAAGTTGTGATTGGATTGGATGTATTTCAAAACAAACATATGGAATAACTCGTCGTGTTTGGAATTTGGATAAAGAAAAACATTGGAATAGACCAAAAGATTGGCAAGTAAAATATGTTCCACACGGAATAAAACCAACTGCATATAAACCAGTGGGAGTTCCTGCGGAGTTTAGAAAGATGATATTAGGAGGAAAAGAATATGATTTTGTTGTCTATTGGAATAACCGAAACATCAGAAGAAAACAACCAATAGAAACTATTCTTGCTTTTGATGAGTTTAGAAAATCATTGCCAGAAGAAAAGAGAGATAAGGTTTGCTATATAATGCATACACAGCCTGTAGACGAAAATGGAACAGATCTACCCAGAGTGGTAGAACATTGTACACCTGATTCAAAAGTAATTTTTGTAGATGGAAGACACGATGAAAATGAAATGAATCTACTCTATAATTTAGCAGATGTCACTATCAATGTCGCTTCAAATGAGGGATTTGGACTAGCTACAGCAGAATCTGTAATGGCAGGTACACCAATCATAGTAAATGTTACCGGTGGTTTACAAGACCAGTGCGGTTTCCGTGATAAACAAACCGGTAAATTATTTACAGACGAAGATTATGTTAAGATTGGATCTCTTCACAAAAAAGATTGGCAACAAAAAGTAACATGGGGAGAATGGGTGACACCTATTTGGCCAGTTAGGTCAGCAAACGGTTCCGTACCTACACCATATATTTTTGATGACAGAATTGATTATGAAGACATAGTTCCTCATTTAAAGTATTGGTATGAAATGGGAAAAGAAAAGCGAAAAGAAGCCGGATTAAAAGGAAGAGAATGGATGTTAGGTGATGGGAATTTATCACACGACTATATGTGTCAATCTCTTATTGATGGAATAGAAACTACATTTCAAAATTGGAAACCTCGTAAAAAATATCAACTAATATCGTTATGAATAAACCAACATTAATATTTCAAGCACCTGTAGCAACAAGAAGTGGTTATGGTGACCATGCAAGAGATGTACTGTACTCTCTTAGGAAATTGGATAAATTTGATATTAAAATTATCAGTACCAGATGGGGTAATACACCTATGGATGGATTGAGTTATGAAAATGAATTTCATAACTGGATAATTGAAAATTTAGTACAACAAAATGTATCAAAACCAGATATATTTGTTCAAGTTAGTGTACCAAATGAATTTCAACCATTTGGATTTTATAATATCGGTGTAACGGCTGGTATAGAAACGACAAATTGTGCACCGGATTGGATTGCCGGTTGTAATAGAATGGATTTAACAATAGTTCCATCAATTCATTCAAAGAATACAATAGCTAATATTTTTTATAATGAAGCTGATAAAAATACTGGACAAGTAATTCGTCAACATAAACTTGAAAAGCCAATGGAAGTTGTGTTTGAGGGATATGATGAAAATGTATTTAATGAAAATAATATCAAGGAAATAGATGATATCTCCTTTATTAAAGAAGATTTTTGCTTCTTATATGTTGGTCATTGGTTAAAAGGGAACATAGGAGAAGATAGAAAGAATGTCGGATTGATGATTAGAACATTTGCAATAACTTTTAAAAATGAGTCAATTAAACCGGCTTTAGTATTAAAAACATCGCACGCAGGATTCTCAGTTAGAGATAGAGAGGAAACTATAAGAAAAATAAAAAGCTGTTTGGGAGATGATTTTGGAAAAATTCCGGTATATTTATTACATGGTGACTTAACGGCGTCTGAAATGAATAGTTTGTATAGACATCCCAAAATTAAATCAATGGTCAGTTTTACCAAAGGAGAAGGATTTGGTAGGCCTTTATTAGAATTTAGTTTAACAGGTAAACCGGTTATTGCATCAAATTGGAGTGGACATTTAGACTTTTTAAAAGATAATGCTGTATTATTAGAAGGAGATTTGAAAGAAGTACATGAGTCAGCCGTAGACCAGTTTCTTTTGAAAGAAGCAAAATGGTTTAATGTTAATATATCAAAAGCAATTCCAAAAATTAAAGATGTATATAAGAATTATCAGATATATAAAAAAATGTCTGAAAAACTAGCTACTGTAAACATAGAAAAGTTTTCTATTTCAAAAATGACAGAGGGGTTCAATTCTGTATTTGAAAAACACAATGTATATAGTAAGGTACAGCCAAAGTTGCAACCATTAAAATTACCAAAACTTAAAATGCTTAATAAGTAATGAGCTTTTACATAAAATACAAAAAGCTAATTGAGGAATCAAAAATGATTACTAAAACCCAGATGGAACGGGGTAAGTTTTATGCTATAAAAGAATATACCGATGTGGATGGGATTAATCATAAATACAGTCCGAATGATATGCCAATTGTTTTTACTTTATTTGTATCAAGACCAAAAGATATAGTACACTGTGTAAAAGTAACCGATATGGATATTAAGTTTACTAAAAAACTTTTAGGAAAATTAACAAACAAAAAAACAGAAACGCTTGATTTAAAAAAAGAAAATCCAAGAGTATTATACAAAACAAAAGTTAAAAAAATTGGAATGGTTCGTAATAATACATATAGAACATATAAATTGAGTGGAATTGATAAAGTTATGTTGCTTGATATGGAGTTAACTGAACTAGTACCATCAAATATTAAAATAAAAGATAATGATTCAATAAAGAGACCTAAAACTAAATCAAAGACTGAATATGATGAGGTTGATGAGAAAATAAAAAAGAAGGAGAGAAGAACATTATCTAAAACGCAAAAAGATAAAGAAGATAATAAAGATTAATATGACACCGGAAGAATTTGTTATATGGTTAAGAGGTTTTGCAGAAGCAGCAAACCCTTACAATATTACGCCCAAACAATGGGAATCACTAAAACAAAAATTGGACTCTGTTGAAATAGAAGAGTTTGAGGGGGAATATGAAGTAACGGATTACGGAGAGGTAGTTACATACAATGCATCTACTGATGATAGTTGGTATGTAAATCATACATCAGGTTCATTTGACATAAGATATTATAATCGTACATGATATGACAACAATCAGTTATGCAATTACCGTTTGTAATGAATTAGAAGAGATAAAAAGACTCATCCCATTTCTAATCAAAAATAAGCGAATACAAGACGAAATTGTTATCCTATTTGATGAGAAAAATGGAACCAAAGAAGTATTAGACTACTTATTTGGATTCAATATTCTTCCTAATGTTCAGACTTGGCGTAATTTTTTTACTGAGAATTTTGCGGAAGCAAAAAATCGTTTAAATATGTTTTGTAGAAACCAATGGATATATCAAATTGATGCAGATGAAATGATTGATGAAAATCTAATGTTGAACCTACCTGATATATTGGAATCAAATCCAAGCATAGACCTATTTTTTGTTCCTCGTATTAACATAGTAAATGGAATTACCGAACAACACATACAAAAATGGAGATGGCATGTAAATGAAAATGGATGGATAAATTTTCCAGATTTTCAAGGTAGAATATATCGTAATAAACCTGGGATAGAATGGTCTGGTAAAGTTCATGAAAGAATTATTGGTGCAATAAATTATACAAGTCTTCCAACAGAAGAAGTATATTGTATCAAACATATCAAAGATATTAACAGACAAGAAAAGCAAAACGCATTTTACGATACCTTATGAAGATAACTTTTATATATGCTTATGAACAAGGTGAACAATGGTCAACTCCATTGGCACTTGTTAATGAGTTTCGTAAACGTGGGTGGCAAACCGATATTATTTCAATAGGTTCAAACCGAACAGGCCAATACCACGATAGAGATTTACAAAAATGGATACAATCGGATGACAAAACGGATATAGTTTTGTTTATGGATTGGGGCCGATTTGATTCACCATGGTTAGATAAGAAATATAAACCGGATGCATTTTGGATACAAGAGAGTGGAGATGACCCACAGAATTGGGAAAGGAACTCACCTAAAGCAAATCGTTTTCATTTAACAATAACACCCGACCACGACTCATATCTTGCTTACAAAGGCATCGGAATAAATGCAGAATGGGTTACACACTTTGCAGATACAGCAGTACAATATCCTATGAATTTGGTTCCAGAGTATGTTGCAGTAACGACACGAGGATTTGGAAATTCCAAATTTTTAGATTATCTTACGCAGTGGTCTGATGGTGCAATTGCAAACCGAAATGGAATGAATGGAATAGAGCATACGGAATTTCTTAATAAAGGTCTGATGGTAGTTCAGAATAGCCGTTGGGGTGAAATAACTCGTCGTATATTTGAAGGCATGGCGTGTGGAAAGATGGTTATTACTGACCGGCTTAATGAAAGTAAAAAACTACACGAACTTTTTAAAGAAGGAGAAGAAATAGTATTCTATAAAGATATGACTGATTGTATAGAAAAAATAAACCACTATAATGAGTTTGAGGAAGAGCGTGAACGAATTGCGTGGAATGGTATGCAAAAGGTATTACAAAATTTCACTCAAGTTCAAGTTGTAGATAAATTATTGACAAACTATAATAGTTACGGATATGCTAAACTATCTTAAACCAAAAAGAATATCTTCAAATAAAATTAGACTTGGACCTAAACAGGATGGTGGGTATGTTGTATCTGAAATTGTTTTAGATAAATGTAATGGATTATTTTCATACGGAATTGGAAATGATATATCTTATGAATATGATTTCTTTGCAAAATATAATAAACCAGTTTTTGCATTTGACCATACGATAAATTCCGTATTACCACGATTTATCAGACATAAAAAAGAAGGATTGGGAATAGATGTTGAAAATTGTGATGATTTTATTAATCATTTTTTTCAATCAAATATAAAGCCAAAAGTTCTATTGAAAATAGATATAGAAGGATCGGAATATGACTATCTACTAAAAGCAGATATGGATATAATATCTGATATAACAACTGGACTAATACTTGAAGTTCATTTTTTAGACAGAGAGGATATTAGAGATAAATTCATAGAAATGATTACTAAACTAAATAAGTATTTTGTACTAACACATACACATGCTAACAATTGGGGTGATATATTTGAGTATGAAGGACATTCTTTATACAATGTTTTTGAACTATCTTTTGTTAATAGAAGTATTGTTGATTGGGTAGAGGAAGATAATACTGAATATCCTATAATTGGTTTGGATTATTCAAATAATCCTAACCAGGATGATTTTAAGTTTACATTTTTTAATTCAATCCGATGAATAACAATTTTATTATATCACTCACAACATTACCAGTAAGAACATATGCAATAAATAATGTATTAGAGGCATTGTGCAATCAGAACTATGAAAACTATGAAGTACATCTCAATGTTCCCTATGAAACAAAATTTACCGGTAAGTTTGATGCAAATTTTCAATTTTACCAACATCCAAAATTAAAAATATTTTGGGTAGAAGATGTTGGCTCAATAACAAAAGTATATCACACTTTAAATAGAGTAAATAATCCTGAACAAAGGATTATATCAGTAGATGATGATTTTATATATCATCCTGAAATGTTAAACATCTATAATGAATTGTGTGAATTGATAGGCGATGGTGTAATGGGATTTTCTGGAATATATCCAATTGGTATTCCAAGCGATGGCGACATTTTTTGTGTAGGATGCTTTGAACCATATGAATATATGAAAGTTGGTATATTGGAGGGATATAAATCAATATGCTATAAAAAGAAATATTTTGATGAAGAATTTTTTACTAAGTGGTACAAAATACATTATAATGATGATTTATGTATATCAAGTTATTTAGGATACAAAGAAATAGATAAACTATGCGTATCATACAAATATGAAACGGATTTCGTTAATAGAATGTTGTCTTTCCCATTAGTACAATCTGTTTCCGGCGGAAAATCCGATGTTGCATATTTAAGAACAGAGGAGGGAGAATCTAATGTTAGTTATAAAAAATTCTACAATTCTGAATTTGGAAAATATATAAAATAATATAATTATGAAAAAGTTACCAATTAGTATAGGAGTTCTTGCATGGAGAAGTGGTCAAACATTAGTTGACACACTTACAACATATTATGAAAACGGATTATTTGATATACCAGAGGATATAACTATTCTATTCCAAGAATACGATGAAACCGATTTTCGTATTGCACATCATTTCGGATTAACTTGTATAGCATTAAATAGAAATGTCGGAATAGGTAAAGGATTCATTGAGTTAACAAAGTTTGCAAAGACTGACAATGTATTAGTGCTTGAGCATGACTGGAAACTAATTGAAAATGCAGAAGTTACACATCAACGATTATCCGAAGGTATTGAATTACTCAACAATGGATTTGATTGTGTTAGATATCGTCATCGTAAAGACCCTGGCTATCCACATTTTTCATTTAAGCATGTTGGACATGAATTAGAGTATTATGATGAGGAAATAGAATGTACATCGCCTCATTTATTAGATTCGGTCCATTGGTTAGACCCGGCTGAATCTTTTCCTGACAAAATACAAAAGAATGGTGAATGGTTTACAACAACATCTCGTTGGGGAAATTGGACTAATAATCCCTGTCTGTATAAGAAAGAATTTTATTTAGATACAGTTAATCAATTTGCCGGAGATGGAATTGCATTAGAAGGAAATATAAGCCGTTGGTGGGCAAAGCAGAACTATAAAGTTGCTCATGGTGAAGGTTTATTTAAACATATTGATTTAGTAAAATACAAAAAATAATAGTATATTTAATTTTAACATAAAATATTATGTCGGTTTTGGTATTAGGCGATGGCATATTAGGCTCGGAAATAGTTAAACAAACCAATTGGAATTTTTTATCACGTAAAAAAGATAATTTTGACATTACCGATGAGTCTAATTTTTCAAAATTAATAGGCCATAATATCGTAGTAAATTGTATTGCAAATACTGATACATACTCTAATCAAAAAGACTCTCATTGGAATACTAATTATAAAGC